ACCCGTACGTTCCCGTGCACGTCCCGAGGCCGGTCGAGGCGGAGAGCGCCGCGAGCGAGCAGAAGCCGTCGTTGGTCCAGCGGTAGGCGCCGCTCGGGTAGCTCAGGAGCGGGTTCGCCTGCGTGCCGAGAGGGTTGCCGTTCGTGTCGAAGATGACGGTCGCCGTGCAGATCTTGGTAACGCTGCAAACGTACGCGAACACCGTCTGGAGCGTGCCGTTGCCGTCGCGAATCACGTAGTCGGCGAGCGCGGCCGATCCCCCGAAGAGCAGAAGAAAGCCGGCGGCGATCGAGGTCAGCCGCCGCGTCGTGGTCTTCTTCATTTGCGTCACCCCATCATTAGCGGCATGAACTGGCTGTTCGCCGGGTCGGAGAAGTCCAAGCTCGGCAACGCCGCGGGCGGGATGGTGACGGTTCCGAAACCGGCGACCGACACCGCCCCCGTCTTCGCGCTCGTGACCTGCACCTGCCCCGACACGTTACGCCCTGCGATCCCGGATATGAAGACCTTCGCCGACGCGACGTCGGGGACGGTCAAGGCCGCCGCGATCAGTTTGGCCTTGAGCAACGGCACAGGAGGCGACTTGCCGAGGATCTGCTGGAAGTACGGGACGCCCCGGGTCGTGTCGTACCATAGCTCGCCCTGAAAGAGGCGGATCGCGCTCGCCGCGTCCTGGGCGAGAGAGTACGGCTCGCTCGCGACCGCGATGTCGCCCGCGACGTCGACGACGAGATCCCAAGCGACGGTGTCGAGAAGAAGTGTCTTCATGTGGGGGGACTCGTGTTGTCGGGCGAGCTCGGCGATGAGCGGAAATATGGATGCTCGTGGGCGGTATAAGCCAGATGGCCGGTGATCAGCATATCGGCACCGAGAAGATTGGTGCCCGCCGTCACGGTCGTCGTCGCCGCCATCGTGCTCGCCGCCACGGCGCCCGAAAAGTTGGCAGCGGCCGCGGTGGTCAGGCCGGTCACGTCGAGAGTGGTTTCCAGCGTCGCCGCGCCTTTGACGTCGATCGTCTGCTCGAGCGTGGCGGCGCCCTGAACGTCGAGCGCGTCCTTGAGCGTCGTCGCCCCGTCCGTTTCGAGCGTCCCGGTGATCTTCACGTTGCCGGTGATCGTGATCAGGTTGGACGCCATCTCGATCTTGTTGGAGTTCTTGTCGGCGATGACGATCCCGTCGTCGGTGAAGCGGACGTACTGATCAGGAACGCCGTTGAGCATGCCGCCGAGGTAGAGGCCGTCGGCCATGTCGAAGCGCCGGCGTGATCCGGGGTTGGCCTGCGCCTTGTTGGCCTTGACCGATGAGACATCACGATCGGCGAACACGGCGACGCCGACGTCCCCGACCTTGGGATCGAGGATGACCGCGTTCGCGCCGCCCTGAACGCGCATGTACGGGACGTTGTGCAGGACGCCGTGGGGCGTCGAGTTGCCGGCGCCGTCGATCATGTTCACGAGCGGCTGAACGTCCACGAACCCGACCGCCGCGACCGCCCCGGTGTTGGTCACAGCCGTGACCTTCACCAGCGTAGCCGTCGAGTTCTTTCCCACGATCTGCCGGACGAGGAAGTTCGTGACGTTGAAGTCCGAGGAATCGTCCGTCGGCGTCCATTGACCTTGGTAGCCGTCGCTGTTGGTCCCTCCGGTCACGCGACCACCACGCTTCCCGGACGCGCCGCGCCGATGGTCGAGTGCCACTGTCCGCCCGGGAACTTGGCGTCGAGGTCATGGTCGAGGCTGTAGACGACCCATTCCCCGTTGGCGGGCGTTAGGCTGCTCTCCACCTTGATCTTGCTCCCGTACCCGATCGAAGGGTTGAACAGCGTCTTTACCATGATCCCCTTGGACGTGTAGGTCGGCGACAGTTCCATCCCCGTGTCGGCGGAGATCAGCGGGACTTGCTGCCCGCGCGGCTGGCCCGGGTTCCAGATCGCGAGCGTCCCGTTGTCGATGATCCAAGACGAGCGCAGGCCCGCGGCTTCCGCGCAGGCCATCGCCTGGTCGCGCGCGGAACCCCAGAAGTACGGGTTGGCGAGCTTGATGCTGACGCCGTTGTTCTCGAACTTGAGGCCCATCTGCGTCGCCAGGCCGGACATGATCGTCGCAACGTCCGCCGATCCCGTGAAGCTCGACGGCTTGGCCGGCGCGATCGCCTCGAACAAGCCGACGTGCGCCTCGACATGGAACGGAACCTCGGGCGCGCCCTGCATGTCGACCCACGCGTTGTAGATCGTGCCGACGAAGACGGTCGCCATCCCCACGTCGGCGTCGCCCGCTTCGACCAGGAGCGTATTCTTGCGCTGAAGGGTGATCTGCATTCCGAGCGTCGACAGCTTGTTCATCTGCGACAAGGTCATGCCGTAGACCTGAAGCTGCGCCGTCCCCATCGACGGTCCGCCGGCCTTGATGATCTTGGAAGAGACGCGCAGCCCGCTGAGCGTGACCGTGTCCGCGCCGGAGCCGCCGAACTGCCCCTGGCCGAGCTTGAAGGTTACATTTATGGCCCGTTCGACAAATGCCACGGCGTCATCCCACGCCTGGCGGCAGCTCGGACGCTTCGATATAGGCGAGACTGAAGCGCGTTCCGAGACCGGTATAGACCGGATCCTCGGAGTCTTGGTTGTCGATGAACGCGAGGTCGCCGACGAACCCGAGGTAGAGGTCGCGCACGATGCGGTTGAGGTTCTCGCAGACGACGCCGCCGATGATCAGCTCGTTGTTGACGCTCAGGTTGAGGAAAAGGCCGGTCGACTTTTGGTAGACGTCGATCTGGCACGTCTGGTTGGCCAGCGTGATGGTCAGCGTCTGAGACGGGACAGCAACGAGCGGGACGATCTGCATCAGAAGAATCCCCCGAGCTGCTCGAGCTGAGATCCCGACGGCGCCTGGGGTTGGACGGTCCCGTCGTTGGTCGTCCCCGCGCCGCTCGGCGCCTGCGTGTTGCTGAACGCGGCCGTCGCCGTAACGCGGATTTCGAGGAAACGAAGCTCGATGATGATCAGCCCCATGCCATTGCTCGCCGTCCGCCGGTACGAATACCCGGTGACGTTGACGCCCGTGTAGATCTCTTCCGGCGTCACGATGTCGTAGAGCTGGGTCGTGCCGGCGATCGCCGCGACGTCATCGAGCAGTTCCTGGCGGTTGGCCACGTCGCCGCCCGACACGAGGCGCACGCGGCTGTCGAACGGCGTGCTGACCTTGTTGTAGCTCTCGAACGCGCCCTGCTCGACCGGGTAGTCCGACAACCGCCAGTCCTGGCGATACTCGAAGGCGCCGATGCTGTCGGGCGTCACGACGGGAAAGCCGTCCTGGAACACGCCCCACTGCGGGTCGAGCACGCCAGCGAAGCCGAAGATCACGTCTTCGACGAGCTGCACGATCGACGGGAGCGGCGCGAGCGGGTTGCGCAGCAGCGCCGGCACGCCGGGAGCGATCGGGATGATGGGGAAGAAGGCCATGTCAGTTCTGCCCGTTGTTGCTCTGCTGGGCCCGGCTCGACCGGCCGACCGCTTCCTTGATGTCGGCCGCGATCCCGGTGGCGTCGCTTGACGCGGAGTTGACGATCAGTTGGTCGATCTTGGTCTCGCTGCTCGACGTCGAAGTCGACTGGCCGATCGCCGCGCTCGAAGCGGCCGCGCCCGCGCCGATGCCGGCCGTCGGCGACCCGTGCCATCCGTGCCACGGCCCCCAGCCGCCCCGCGCGGCCTGCTCCATGGCGAAGTCGATCTGCTGCTTGGTCGTTGCCGGGTCGCGCGCGTCAAGACCAGTCTGGCGCGTGAAGGTGTCCCCGAGGCCGCTTACGGCCATGCCGCCGCCCGCGACGTTGCCGTAGTGGAGCTGGAACGGGCCGAACGAAGACCCGCGGTCGCCGACGTAGCCGTTGAGGCCTTCGCTCTTGGCCACAGCTACAGCAACGTCCGGATCGATACCATGGCGCCGCGCGGAATCCCGGATGTACGCCTCGACTTCGGCGCTCGACCCCGGCGCCTTTTCGCCCGGCGTCGCGGTCGCGCCTGGCGCGCGCGGGCGAGGCTTGCCAAGAACCGCCGACAGGGCGCCACCAGATAGGCGGTCGAGGCGGTCGACCCACGTGTCGTTGCTGTGCAGCCACTGGTTGAAGGTCGAGATCAACTTGGTCGTCCAGTCGAGGACGCCGACGAGCGCGGGCGTCAGGCCCGTCACGAGGTAGCGCCCGAGAGCGGTCGCGGCTTGCTCCTGCGCGCCCCAGCTCGCCACCAGCGCGGCACCCGCCTCGGCGTCTTCCTTGGTGATGACGCCGAGCTCCTTCTGCTTGTCGAGCAGCGCCGTGACCGCCGCGCGGCCCTGGATGAGAAGGTTGATCGTCCCGTCGTCGAAGCCGAGCGCCTTGCCGAACGCCGCCGCTCGCGCCGGATCGAGCTTGGAGAAGCTGTCGGCCAGGTCGAGCATGATGTCGTTGACCGGCCGCATGCGACCGGCCGTGTCGGCGATCTGGATGTTCAGCGCGCGGAAGTACGGGATGACCGAAGATTCGCCCGTCAAGGCGAACGTCTGGAACTGGCCGACCAGGGCCTTCATCGACCCTTCGATGCCGGCCGCCGTCCCACCGACGAGGACGGCCGCCCCGCGCCATGCGGACAGAACGCCGACGCCGATGTCCAGCGTCCTGGCCAGCCGGCCGGCGGCATTGTCTGTTCGCCCGACGTCGCCGACGAAGTCCTTGATCGCGCGCGCGCCGAGGAACGCCGCACCGAGGGCGAGAACCTGGGTCCTGATCGAGCGGAACGCGTCGGCCGCCCGGTTGCCGCTGTCTTCGATGTCGCCCGCGGCCTTGCGCGCGCCTTCCTTCGTCTTGCCGAAGGCTTCGAGGGCTTCCTTTTGTCCGGTCGTAAATTTCTTCGGATCCAAGCCTATTTCTAATATGAGTGAATCGATGACCGTCGGCATCACCGCGTCCCGCCCTGCTGCGTCTTCTTCGCCATCACCCGCCGGTTGTGAATGTCGACGGCGATGATCTCGAGCATGTCACACAGGTCCTCCAGCCCGTAGACCGTGTCAAGTTCGTGAAGCGTCGCCTTGCCGGCCGACACGACCATCCCGATCGTCCGTGGGACGTTCGCGTATTCTCTCAGGCGGGCGTCCGCCCCGGCGCCGAGGTCAAGAACGACCGGGCGTCGGGCCATGTAAAACCCACGTGGAGGGCGAACACCTCGGCGCGCAACTTCACTCGCGTGATGACTTCTTCGACGTCGTTCTCGACGAGCGGCCGCACGATATTCGGTCTGCCGGGGTCGGGCATGAACTGGACGCAAGAGAACATCTCGTCCATCAGCGCCTCGGCTTCCGGGAAACGGATCCCGCCGAGAGCCTTGAAGCCGAGGACGGCGATGCCTTCCATTCCAGCTTCGCGCACGTTGTCCGGGATCTCCGTGCCGGACCGGGCGAGGGCGAGAAACGCCTTGATCGCCCACTTCTCCGCCTGCGACGCGGGCATCTCTGTCAAAATATAGCTTTTACCTTTATCGCGGCCTTCATCGGTAACGACGAAGGTTTCGACCTTCCTGGCCATCCGCGCGGCCCTCCCTGCCTGTGTTTAGAGAAGTGCGGGTCGATCGTCACGCCGCGGCCGGCGTCACCCTCTCCCACGTAATGCCGAACTTGCGCGGCTGCATGAGCTTCTTCGCGTCCGGGATCGGCATGTAGGTCGTGAGGAACCCCTTCGTCAGCGCGTACTTCCGGTTGAGCGTCGTCAGGATGATCACGCCCTGCGCGACGAAGACGTCCTTGGCCGCCTGCTGGGCGTTGAACCACTGGTCGAAGACGTCGCCCGACGGCGAGTCTGCCTGAAGCGTGATCGCCTGCTCGACCGCGACGAAGACGAAGCCGCCCGACAAGAGACCATCGACGCCCATCAGCACTTCCGTCGACTTGAGCGGCTGCGTGTCGAAAACATCGTCCGTAGCGAAACCTTGCAACTGCTGCGGCGTCGGGAACAAGCCCGTGATCGAAAGCAGGAACGTCGCGTTGGCGGCAGTGATCGACATGGCGGCGAGCGCTCCTTACTGGACGTTGACCGTCGCGAGGCTGATCGATTGGACCGATTCCCCGTCGACGTACCAGAACGTGATGGGCTGCGGGCCGCGCGCTTGGCGCACGCTCGTCGAAACGTCGGGAACCTGGAGGTACCATCCCTGCGTCGCGAGGGTCGGCGCGATGTTCGCTCCCGCCGCCGCGTTGACCGCCGCGGCCTGGGATACCGACAGCGATACCGCTGCGCGGTAGGCGCCGAACGACAGTCCCTGCTGGATCGGGTCCGCGAGGGCCGCCTCGATCGCCGCGCGCCCGGCCGGGTTGAACGGCACCGAAAGCGCGTTCGCTAGGAACTCCGTCAAGGCGAGCTGGAACAGGTTCGTCAGCCAGATCTCGTTCACGTAGCTGTCGAGCCACAGGAACCGGCCCGAGACGAAGCCGCGCTGGAAGAAGGTGAACGCCTGGTTCGCGGTCGCGAACGCACCATAGTAATTGTAGCCGTTGCCGCGGTCGCCGACGACCTGCGGGTTGCCGCCGAGATTGACCGAGGTGGTCAGGTCGCTGACGCTTGCCGTCAACCCGGCCTGAGAGCGGAAGGCCAAGGTCGTGCGGCCGTTCGGCTGCTCGAAGTCGATCGACGCGATGGCGCCGCAGATGAAGACCGCGAGGTTCAAGTCGCTCGGCTCGTAGATCAGCGCCGTGCCGGAATAGCCGGCCTGGGCGATCAGATAGCCGAGGCTCGACGTCGCCGGCACAGTCACGGTCGGGCTCGTATCCGTGTCCCAGCAGACGTAACAGTATCGACCGTTGGTCCCGCTCACCCACGCTGCGAAGGCGAGCTTGAGCGTGTTCCCGCTTCCCCCGTCGGGGTCGAACGCGGTCATGAACGACGCCCAGTTCTGGTTCACCAGGGCAAGGGCGTTCATGAAGGCGGCGGGCGTGGCCGCGGCGGAGCCCTGGGAAAGGGTCGCTCCGGTCGCCTGCGTGAGGAGAAGGGTCGCCGCGATCGTCCCGGTCGCGAACGCCGCCGTAGACGGCGCGCCCGTGATGCCGGACGTGACGATGAAGGCGCCCGACACCGAATCGTACGTGACCGTGATCGCGGTCGCGACGGCCGTCATAGACTCGCTGGCAACGTGCTGGGGCGAACCGGAGATGACGTAAGTCCCGACGCCTCCCGTCCCCGTGCCGAGCGCGGTGATGACCGCAGGCGTGACGCCGCTCCCGGTGATCGTCTGCCCGATGGCGACGGTCCCGGACCCGACCACGGTGACGTTGAGAACGTTGCTGCTCGCCGTGCACGAAGCCGACGAAGCGGTTCCCGAAAGGTCCGTAACGTAGACGCCGGCGCCTCCGGGCGTGCCCGACGTCTGCGAAACGATCTTCGTCCCCACGGCCACTCCGGTGCCGGCGATCGTGTCGCCGACGGAGATCAGCCCGGTTACCGCGGTCGTTGTCAGGTTGGTGGTGGCCTGGGTTCCGGTGAACGTCGCTCCGAGCGAAGCCGTGACGGACGCTTCCGTCGGCTCCGATGCTGTCAGCGCGGTCTGGATGATCGAGGCGGCGGACGAGAAGCTCGTGGCCGCGGAGAGGTTGACGCTACCCGCGACATGAACGTAGCCGTCCATGATCACCGTGAGAGTCCCGCTGATCGCCTGAAGTGCCGCGAGCGTGATCTGCGAGATGTTGCCACCGCGCAGGTAGGCTGCAACGGCGACGTTGTTGTATTGGGCGAACAGGATCGCGCCCGGCTTGACGGTCGAACCGTCGAAGCCGTTGAAGTAGATCCCGGCCTTGGTCGCCTCGGTCGAGCTCCCGCCGAAGAACGCGGCGACGGCCGCCTGGCTGGCGAACGACATGACGGTGCCGATCGGCACCCGGATGTTCGTCGTGAGAATCAGGCCGTTGAGGTTGAGGGCGGAGCCGCCGGTTCCGAGCACGCCGGGGTTAACGTTGACGATCGCTGAAGCGGGAATCGTCGACATCTTGGATCTTCTCCCCCTACGGCAGCGGATATTCCGCTTCGACGTTTACTAAAACGAGGGTCGTCGACGCGGCGAACTGCTGCGGGATTCCCGATACGACCTGATCGGCTTGTAGCACGGCTTCTACGACCCATCTAGTTTCGTACTGCTGCTCGGCATTGAAGAACGGCGCCTGACGCGGGTCGTCGGCGTAGAGCGGCGTGACGGGGAAGCCGGCGAACGCGAACTGCTCGACCGCGTACTCGTCGCGGAAGGCGGTCGAGATGATCTGCGCGTTGTCCGCGCTGTTGGGACCGTGCACATCGAGCTGGAACGCGATCTCGGTCGGTTGCGTCAAGGACGCGGTGCCGGCGGACAAGGTCCTGCTCGCGACGCTCTGGGACGGCGCGACGTTGTAGGTCCCGACGCCGCCCGTTCCGGTTCCGAACGACGCGACTACCGTGTTCGTCGCGACGTTGATGCCGAAAATGTTGCTTCCGAGCTTGAGCGATCCGCGCTGGACGGAAGATATCGTCATCACCGTCCCGGCGATCGAGCCCGTGAACACGGCGTCGACGTAGGCGTCGAGGTTCGTCTCGACGCGCCGCCGGCGGATGGCGGTCATCACCACGAAGTCGGCGGCCGACGGTTCGGCGACGCGGTTGTCCTGTCCTTCGATGACGTCCACGCCTATCGGAAGGACCGACAGCAGGAACGATCGCAAGACGGATTGAACGTCGGCTTCGTTCGGGGATACAACGACCGTCATGCCGCGACGGCCTCCGGGTTGGATCGATCACTTATCGTGCACGGGACGGATCGACGCAAGGCGGGATCAGCGCGCCGATTCGAGAAGCTTCAACCTCCGATCAAGGTCGACGATGGCTTCCGCGAGCGAGTTAATGGCCGCGAGTGTGTCTATCCCGCCCTGTCTAATCGAAACGCCGGTTACCTTGCTGATGTCCGAATGAAGCCGCTCGACCGCGGAGATCTTGTCGTCCGTTGCCGTGGATCCGGTGACCGCCAAGCATGCGACGGCCACTACGATCGAACGAAGAAGCGCCGCCATTATTTGATCTCCGGCGGCTTTCGGTTCGGATCGATCAAGGGCATCGCGCGGAGTAGGATGAGGCCGCCGTACATCTTGCCCAGCCGCCTATAGATCAGGTCGGCCTGGGCCGCCGTCAGCGCCGCCTTGGGGTCGCTGCGGATCTGTTCGGCGAGAACCGCCCATGACCATTTCTGCTCGGGAGTAACTTCCCGCTCGTCTCCGCTCACGAAAAAAAGCGCGTGAGCTGCGGCGTTTCCAAGCGTTAGAGGCTGACAGCGCGAACAATCTTTGTCTTCCGCAGGCTTGGTGAATTGGTCCTCGACTGGTTTACCGTCTTGATCGAGTAGCGCGGCCGTCATATCGACCGTCCAGGTTTTCGGCGCATCTTCGGCGAAGGATTGCAGACCACTGCCAATGAGAAAAACGATAATTACTGCAAAGTATTTCATGATTTTCCTGCTTATTGCCAAGTAACAGTTGCCGCGGCCGCCGGTGTTTTCGGTTGCTTCCACGCGCCGCCCATGAACAACCAAAGTTGACTATTCGTTGTATCAATATACAGCGGAATGCGGCCTGTAAACGTTGTCGGCGTTCCGGTCGGCGTACCTGCGCCAGAGGCTAAATAGATAAAGCCATCCGTAGCATTGGTGGCGATGGCGGCATTGTTAAGCACAAAACTTTGTAGCGCGGTAAAGCGTCCGGCTTCTGTAAGGGTACCCACCGCGGCTGTAGCGGTTTTAAAAATGATATCTCCCGGCACTTTTCCGGCAGCAACCGTTCCGTCGACTACGAATTGTATTTGTGCGCTATCTTGGAAATTCGTTCCATCGCTGCCGTCCGCAGTAATGGCGCCAAGGACGTTATTTGTTGCGACAGCAATTTGTGTTCCCTGTGTGTTGCTGTTGCTTTTGGCCAAAAATATATTCGCTGGATTGGTCGTCGTTGTCGAATAGGTATACATCGCGATGGCATTAATGACGCCGGTCGCCGAATTGTCCTGAACTTCAAACAGAGGATTTCCGGCGTTGTTCGAAACGCTTCTTAAGGAGTTGGAGCCGACGACGACTTGTCCTCCACCAAATATCTGCATTCTATTGAGAAACGTGTTTTGAGTGCTCCCTGCACTACTACCGGGAGACGTTTGAAAAAGGATTGGGCCACCGATCCCGGTCCCTGTGCTCTGCGAGGCTCGAATGGTAAATATTACGCCGCTGGTATCGGCCGTTCCAGTTGCCACACCTTGAACGCCAAGCGTCTGGGCCACAGGAGCCGCCACGTCGGCTTGACCCAGCTTCCAGGAAGCCGTGGTCGGGCTCGTCAAAAACGCTTGCGCAGCGATCTGATAAGCGGCTGCCTTGAGATTGCCGCTACCGTCTACGGAAAAACCGTTACTATCGAACGCGTTACCGGAAAACGTGACCTGACCACAGTTGCACGTCGGGTCTGTATCAAAATGGATTCCGTAAGCGATCGACGGTCCCGCCGCGGCGTTGGCGTAGGCATGTGGAAGTGCCCGCATAATCGTCGCCGTTGTCGTCAACGGAAAGTCTGCCTCGTATAGTCCGACAGCGTAAGCGGTATTCATCGTTGCGATGGACGTACCCGTAAAGGCTTTCGCAACAGAAAATCCTACGTTTTCGCGATCTCCGGCAACGGCGTTGAGCGGCCTTAGAATAATAGTGATGCCGTCTACATAGTGAACGGATGATCCGGTTCGCGTGCTGATTCCAGCCTCGATATTATGAATAGCATTCCAGAACGTAGCATTGACCGACATGATCGTGTCGGCGTTGGTCGCGTACAGATTCCCCGCGTAAGTGCCAGAACTTCCGTTGTCGTTCGTGTCTCCCTTCGCAATGATATTCATCGCCTGATAATTGGCGGTCGTTAAATTTCCGGTGGGCTGGTTCATCGTCAATTCGGTGGTAGTCAAGAGGAAGCCACCTACTTGAGCTACGCCGCCGACATTGCCGCCTATACGCAAGATTGAAGGTTCAGCACCGTTCAATGAAGTAACCCGGATTTGTGTTCCAATAAAATACGCTGCCGCGCAGCCGACAGTATCGCAGGTTCCGGTAATGGTATTTCGCCAAAAATATGCATTCATTGGACCGGGACCAAAATTGGTCCCGTTGAAAACGACAGGCTGATTTACGTTAATTGCCGCCGGCATCGTCACGTAGCCCTGCGAAGCCGTTAGGCCTGAACAGTCCTGTATGTTCGTCCCGCCGGCACCACAGGTAACGTTACCAGCAGTGAACGTCCCGACCGCCCCTACCGGCGCGCCGCCCGAAGATGGGGGGGGGATGCTCGGAACCATAGGCGATCCCTGATTGGGAACGCCTTGAGCAAACGCCGCTGTAATCAACGCGGCGCCGGTCAACAACGAAAGAATGGCTGTCCGGATCTTGGTCATCGTCGGATCACCTGTAGAAGCTTATGCCGAGGATGGCCCCGCCGGCTTGCTGAATGGCTTGGAAGGCAGTGAACGTCGCGTTGTATGGCAGGCATGCTCCTGCCGACAATCCTTCGCCGCCAGTACCTGCCGTTCCCGTCGGCGTTGCTCCATTGTCGAGCCAGACGACGCCCTGAACGTAGGCGCAAAAAACCGCGTAGGAAGCTTGCGGCGGAACGCCCGCGGTCGTTATGGATTCGCTCGTCACCGTCAATGGGATGTTCAGCGTATAGGTACCCGTTCCGCCCGTTCCGGTCCCGTTCGCGGACACGACGGTTCCGGTCGGAATGCCCGTTCCGAACAGCTGCTGCCCGGGCAAGATCGCTCCGGAAGCGACAGCACTAACCGTAAGAGTCGAACCCGCGATCGATCCCGTGAACGACGCCAGCACGCAGGAGGTCGACGTTATCGCCGTGGCGGACGACATCGACGACATCGCGCAGTAGCCGAGAGGGACCTGGCGAAGACCGGATTGAGAGAAGACCGTCGCTGACGGGAACAGAAGCGAAAGGAAGATCAGGGCGGCCAGCGCCGAGGCGAGACGCGCTTTCATGAGTTTCCCCCGCGAAGACATCCGCATCCAGCCTTAGCCTATTCCTGGCGTTCCACAAGGGAGGAACGCCCAGATGGACAGGTGCTGACCTCCCGAGGTCACGACCGCAGCTTCCATAACATACATCGCGTTGGCGATGCACCCGCCGACGACCTGCGTCACGACGTTGCCCGACGCCGACGGCGATCCCACGAGGCGACTTGCCGGCGAGTTGTCCGCGCCGAGCGACTTCGGCGCGACCGTGCACGTCCACGACGTCACCGACGCTACCGTATCCTCCGTCGGCAAGTAGGTTCCGAAGTCAATCGACAGAACTACTTCCTCGTTCGGGTCTATCGCCGAGAAGTCCTGGCTCGCGCGCACCGGCGTCATCCCACCCTGCGAACGGGACGGGCGCCGGCCCACGCATTTCGAACAGCGGGAGAGGCTCCGACCGGCGGCTGGACGCTTCGAACGTAGACCTTGTCGGCCAGAGCGATGGCTTCCGCGATCGTCTCCTCGAACCAGCGCTGGCCGTTTATCGCGTCGTCGAAGATCAAGTCTTCGGTAACGCCGTCGGAGAACCGGGCGGATCCGATCACGCCGTCGGCGAGGGCCCACGATTCGGCAACGCCGTCCTTGATCGAGGCAACGCCACCGACCTGGTCGTTCGCGGCGATCGCTTCGGATACTAGCGCGATCTCGACGTTCACGGCCGCGACGAGGTCCGAGAAGGCGGCGGCCTCGGCGACGGTCGCCACGCGCAGCGCGACCGAGGACACGACGTCGACGACGATGGTCGATTCGGAGATCGCCGCGACGATGGCTTGAACGGCCGCGACCGCTTCGGCCATGGCCATTGATTCCGCGGAGGACACGACCCGGTTGGCGGCGCCGGCCGTCGCGTCGGAGGCTACGATCGCCTCGCCCACCGAAACGACCCGAGCCGATCCGGCTGCCGCCCCATCGGAGATGGGCGCGATCTCTACCACCGAGACGTGAGCGGAAACCGAACCGGCCCCCACGTCGTTTAGCAAGATCGCTTCGCCGACGGAAACGGTGAATGCCGTCCCGGTCGAAACTGATTCCGCGAGGGAGACCGCTTCCGTCACGCTCGCCGACGTCGGCTTGAGCGCGGATGGAGCGTCCGAAAGCGCCACGGTTTCCGCGACCGAGACGATGAACGAAGCCGAAGCGGAGGTCGCGTCCACGGCCGTCATGGTTTCGACGACCGCCGGGTTGGTCGCGAAAATCGACGTCACGACGTCAGACGCCGAGACCTGTTCGGCCACGCCGTCGGCTAGAACGCTGCCGCCGGCCTCGAAGAACCCGTTGGCAACGGCAGAAGACGCGTCGGTGCTCAGGCGGCGGCGAACATCATCGGCCCGAAGGCGCCCGTCCTGGAAGCGGCGGAAGACGCTCTTCACGCGTTCACCACGTCGAGGGCGAGTTCCGGCACGCCGGACGACGTCGAGTCCGCCGCTACGAGGGCGTAGAGCGCCGACGTGTCGAACAATTGCGGCAAGCCGGTGCGAAGCATGTCGTGGACATCGCCGTCGTTCGCGATCTTGACGCGGCCCG